GTTTGTCACCGCCTTCGGTGAACCTGATGGTACTTCGTATATGGGATATACCGTTAAGAACTACCTTCAAGAAGCAGGTAGTGCAACAATTGTTCGTGTTCTTGGATTAGGAGGGTACACAACTACGGTAGCGACCGTGTTTGCATCTGGTTCTGATGGAGACAAGGTATTCGCAGTTCTTCACCCAACAATATCTGGAAGTTCATTAACAAATGTAGCAGTTGGAGGCACCACTTCAAGCTTCAGTTTGGTGGTCAGTAGTTCTGCTACCATTCATTACTCAGCAAGTGCTATCAGTACAAACACAGCCAATGCATCATTTATCAATGAAGTCTTTGGTACCGATGCACAAGGTAAGAGTGGCACAATTCCAGCATATGTGTATGCAGTATTCCCAGACGCAATCAATCAAGTTGGATCATTCAATAATCAAGTATCTCACTTCAGAGTGGTCACTAGTAGTCTCAATCTTGCAACACAATATGATAATGCAACGACTCCATGGATTCGTTCACAAACCATCAGTTCAGCAAAGTACAATTTGTTCAAGGTACACACATTAAGTGACGGTACTGGTGCAAACAAAGAAATCAAAATTTCTGTCACTGGTATTTCACCAAGTACCAATCCAGACAGTAACTATGGTACATTCTCACTCTTAGTTCGTGACTTCAATGATACTGATAGTTCAACAAATGTACTTGAAAGTTTCAACAACTTAAATCTTGACCCAACCAGTCCAAATTACATCGCACGTGTAATTGGAAATGCTGTTCCAACATATAACTCATCTACTGGATTAACTACTTACGAAGGTGATTATCCAAACCTTTCAAAGTATATCCGTGTAGAAATGAGCCAAGACGTAATTCCAGAAACCGCAGTACCATATGGATTCGCAGCATTAAACTCAACCGTATCATCAAGTGCAGGTGAAGCTCCACTCACCGCATATGTTAACAGTCGTTGGGTAAGTGCTAGTGTTCCAGGATATAACGTAGACGCAACTGGTCCAAGTACTAGTTACTATGGATTTAACTTTGATGGGGTATATTCTTCTGGTAGTTATCTTACCGCAGAATCATACCTTGGACCAATCGTTGGTTCAAATACTGTTGGTGGAGAATTCAACATTGAAAACCTTCCGGCAACAGAAGTAAACGGAAGTGCAATTTCTCTTACCAATCGTGACCACGTTACCTATCGTCGATTCTCTGTTCCAGTTCAAGGTGGATTCGACGGATTCAAGCCAAATCGTCAAATTGCATTAGGTGGAGATATCACCGCAACAAACACTCAAGGATTCAACCTTAACGGTGCAGCAGCATCGGGTTCTGTTGAATACAAGAGAGCATTAAATCAACTCAGTAATGCAGATAGTGTAGATTTCAATCTCTTGGTCATTCCTGGTGTAATCTACTCACAACACAGTTATATCGCACAATCAGCAATTGATATCTGTGAACAACGTGGTGATTGTTTCTACATCGCAGACCTTGATGTTCTTGACGCAACTATTAGTTCAGTAACTTCATACGCAGAACTTCTTGATACGAACTATGCAGCAGGTTACTATCCTTGGGTTCGTGTTCTTGACGATATCACTGGTAAGTTCCTCTGGGCACCACCATCGGTAGTACTTCCAGAAGTCTACGCATATAGTGATAGTGTTGGGGCAGAATGGTTCGCACCAGCAGGATTGAACCGTGGTGGAATCCCAGGTGCAGTCGGTGTTAAGACTCGTTTAACTCAAGCACAACGTGATGAACTATACGAATCAAAGGTTAACCCAATCGCACAATTCCCAGGACAAGGTATTTGTGTATGGGGACAAAAGACCTTACAACGTAGAGCATCGGCACTTGACCGTGTAAACGTTCGCCGTCTTCTCATCACGGTAAAGAAGTATATCGCAAGTTCAGCACGTTATCTTGTGTTCGAACAAAATACTGAAGCAACCCGTACTCGTTTCTTGAACATTGTCAACCCATACCTCGCAGGTATCCAACAACGTTCTGGTTTGACCGCATTCCGTGTGGTAATGGATGAAACAAATAACACCCCAGATATTATTGACCGTAATATTCTCCAAGGTGCAATCTATCTCCAACCAACCCGTACCGCAGAATTCATCAAGTTGGACTTCAACATTCTCCCAACTGGTGCAACCTTCGATACTATCTAATCAGTTTTTTCAATAACCACTATTTATTAAAGTACCAATCTATATCTGGAGAGCCATATGGCAAATTTGGTCAATGAACAAGAACTATTTTTCACCGCATTCGAACCAAAGACTGCGAATCGCTATATTATGTCCATCGATGGAATTCCTTCCTATCTTATCAAGAAGGCAGACCGTCCAAAGATTACACAAGAAAAGAAGCGTTTAGACCACATCAACCTTCAACGCTACATCAAGGGTAAGACTGTATGGGATGAAATGACTCTTGACTTGTACGACCCAATCGTTCCTTCTGGTGCACAAGCAGTAATGGAATGGGTTCGTCTTCACCACGAATCAGTCACCGGTCGTGATGGATATGCAGAATTCTACAAGAAGGACATCATTATCAATGTTCTCGGTCCAGTAGGCGATAAGGTTGAAGAATGGATTTTGAAGGGTGCACAAATCACCAAAGTTGAATTCGGTGAAATGAGTTGGGAAAAGGATGACCCAATGAGTATCTCCCTCACCATCCAACCAGACTACTGCATTCTCAATTACTAAGAGTATGGTAAGTATCAAAAACCCCACCCAAAAAGTGGGGTTTTTTGTTATATACCAATACTTTGTGATACTTATATAAAGGTGTATTTTTTCGAGGATAACTATGGCAGAAATTACTGAATTTAACATTGGTCAAGGCGAAACCTTTAAAGTGTTGGCTACAGTAGAAAATGCGGACACAGGAGGATACCTAGATATAACGAATTACTCGTTTACAGGCCAAGTGCGAGAAAACTACACTACAGATGAGGTTGCGGCATCATTTACTATTACTAAGCTTACACCGCAAACGTCTGGTAGCTTTTATGTAGAACTTACACCATCAGATACAAGTAATTTAACACAAAGAAAATATGTATACGACATCAAAATGACCAGTGGTTCTATTACTCGTCGTGTTCTTGAAGGATATTTTGTTGTCCGCCCCGCATCTACGAGATAATAGATGACTGATTTTAGTACTGGTATACCAAACATACGAGTTGTTATACGAGAAGCTTCTAGTGAAAATTTAATTACACAAGTTCCAAACATTACGGTCAGACTTGTAGAAGATTCTCAATATAATGTTAACTTAATACCAACTACGATTACCACACTTCGTACTGGGTCGTTCAATACCTATGCAGACTTCGCAGGACTCGCTACATCCGCATCATATGTCAGTGGTAGTGGTGTATACGCTAATAGTTCTTCGTATGCATTAACCGCATCGTACGCAACAAATGCGGGGGCCGGAGCGGGATTCCCATACAGTGGTTCTGCAGTAATCACAGGCTCGTTGTTTATGTTGGATACCGCAAATCAAGGCGGTATCACGGGTTCATTGTATGGAACCGCAAGTGTTGCAGACGGAATTGATGTAATTATTGCAGGTGTGTACGAAACAGGAAGTTCTGGAACAATTATACCCACCCCATCCGGTGGATTAAGTTACATTACTAGTGCAAGTTATGCATTAACTGCATCATACGCAGCATTCGCACCATTAAACACAGTTTATACAGACGAAAATCACAATTTTCCTATTACATTTTTAAGTGGATCTGTTATTGCTAAAAATGGTGGAACACTATTATTTAATCCATCCACGGACTTATTACAAATTAGTGGTGGTGTAGGAGGGGATGCGGGCGCAGTTAGAATTTCCAGAACTGGTATATTTTATGTTTCTGGTGGAGTGCATTCTACATCAGTAAATCGATTTGGTTTGTTCAATGAATCAAATAGTGAATATATTGGATTGATGGCACAACCATATGAATTAGCAAGTACAAGACCTCAATTGGTAGGTAAAATTAATCCTGGTATATACATACATAGTGGTAGTACGATAGGCACGGCATACATTCCGTTGGAATTCCAAGGATCCGCAAGTTACACCGATGGTCGAATTACCGCAAATAAAAAGTTTGTAGCAAAAGAAGGAATTGAAGTTACTGGTTCACTACAAGCAACAAACTTTATATTACCCACGGTTGCACCAATCACTCCACAAACTGGGTCGATGTACTTTAGTGGTTCATTTATTTATGTGTATACTGGAACACAATACCGTAGTGCGAGTTTAGTCTGATATGCCATTAACACTTGTAAATTCTGGTAATGTTGGGGGATTAACACTATTAAGTAAACTTTCTGGTGTACAAGTAACCGC